GGTAAGGCTGAGTGTCTTGAGCCTAATAGATATGAGACCTCTCAAGAGATGATTCAAGTAGGAATGGATGTTGCTAAGACTATTAACATAGTTGGCATGAAAGATTTAAGAGAGTTCCTTAAAAAGAACGAAAATAAGTATGTAAAGATTTCTAAATACAGAAAAACCTTTGAAACATTTCATCATATCAGCTACAAGCTGTCAGAACCCCTTTTAGACAATCTAGAGGCTACTCTAGGCCCATTAAAATATATTTGTGAGTTTGTGGTTGTTGATTCAATTGAGGCGATTGTAGAGGAGGGTATTGATGCCTATGCAGTAGATGGCAAATTGCCTAAAAACATGTTTACAGGGTGCGAGATTAAGGATGTGGCTTATGCTGGTAAAATGATTAAGGATGAAGACCTTTCTATAGGTAACAAAAAAGTTAACGAAAAGTTCGGTATTCTTTTAAAGAAATATGACCATAGTGGATTTTTCTCAACGGAGGTAAGAACTACCAAGGATGGTAAGCACTACTTCATAGACCCTTGTATGAGGCTAGGATTGCCTCCAAATGCCCTTTACCAAGAGATTTATAAGAATCTAGGTGATATTGTATGGCAAGGTGCTAATGGGAACTTGATAGAGCCTACTGCTGACAATGAATACGGGATGGAGATACTTATCAGCTCAGGATGGCATAGTGGTAACCACCAAACAGTTTACTTCCCACCAGAGATTAGACAATGGGTTAAATTAATCAACCCTATTAAGATAGATGGAACCTACCATGTATTAAGATTGGGTGATTCTTCTACAATTGGTAGTCTGGTAGCTGTAGGTAAAAGTCACGAGGAGTGTGCCAAGAAGATAGACAAAATGGCTAAGTTGATAGAAGGTTATGATTTGAATATTAAGACAGAGGGTATGAACGAGGCTATGGAAGCTTTTGAGACAATGATAAAAATATCTAAACGTAAGTAATATGCCACTTAAAAAAGCAAAATCAGCAAGCAAAAAATCTGTACAATCAGCTATTAGTTCTAATATACACGAATTAGTGCATCATGGAACTAAGCCAAGAAGTCAAAAACAAATTGTAGCAATCGCTATTAGTGCGGCTAAAAAGAAAAAATAATGATTTGTCCTAATAAAAGTAGTAATCAATGGAAAGACCTTGTTGAAGGTTTGAAAAAAGAATATGGAGAAAAAGCTGAAGCCATAGCTACTTTTGTATTCCATAGAAAAGGTGATATACCTTCTGTTGAAGAAGTATCTTCTTTATTATCAATTCCTAAGCAATACAAACCATCAGCTACTACTGGATTATCTAGGGCAGCTAGAGCAGAACGAGCTGCTGAACTAGGGCAAGAAGATGTTGAATTTTTAAAAGGTGTTACCCCAGAAGAAGCTGTTCAAAAAGGGCAAGAATATTTAAATTCTGGCGCAGACCCAAATTTAATTGCTTCTGAATATGCTAATACAGGTAAAATTAGTATAGAGGGTATATATACTGTATTTGCAGAAGCGGATAGATTAGCTAAGGAAACAAATCAAGCTGCTGATAATTTTGGCACTAATAGCCAAGAATATAAAAATGCAGCAGATGCAGAAAGAGCTTGGAAAGATGATTATGTAAGAAAAATAGGTAATGAGTTTTTCCATCAGGTAGGTCAAAGATTACAAGCTGATGTAGATATAGATACAGGTTCTTTTGCTGGATTAAGAAGAGCATTTATGCAAGAGCATGGAATGGATTATACTCCTGAAGAAAAGCAAGAGGCTGAAAGAATTGTAAATAATGTTAAATTAAAAGAAAATGATGTAAAAAATACATCTGATAAAATAAGTGATATTGTAAATAAGAATGCTAAAGGGAAAGAAGCTATAGGTGACATACTTACAAAATATATAAATAAAAAAGATAATAATTTTACACCAGAAGAAGTTAAACAAATATGGGATTATGCCAAGCAAAATTACATTGATAAAGGTATGTCTTATGAGGATATGCTTTCTGGTGTATCTAAAGACCTTGGTCTTACTACTGGACAAATTAATACAGCTATAAGTCTTCCTAAGGGAGTTAGAAAATTATCTAACGAATTATATTTAAAACAAAGAGCAAGATTACAAGCCATTAGTCAAGCTAAAGATTGGGTAAAAAGTGCTAAATCATTTCAAATAACAAAATTTAGTAAATGGCTTCCAGGTGCTTTTTTTGGATTAAAAACATTTGGTCATGGTACAGTAGGTTTTATTACACATGCTGGTCCTAATTTATTTAGACCTAGTAAATGGGGAAGTTATTTTCCTAATTTCTTAAAACAATTTTCTTATGCATATGGAGACCCTATTAAATATGCAAAAGCAATGGCTGATTTAAAAAATGACCCAGAATATACTTTTTGGTTAAGAGCTAAATTAGCTGTAGACCCAGATAAAAGATATTCTGAATATGAAGGATTGGGTAAATATTTAAGTAAAATACCTGGTTATCAAAGATTATCTGAGGCTGGTGATAGGGGTTTTAGTGCTTTAAAAGTATATAGACTTGAAATGGCAAAATCTGCTTATGCAGGGTTATCAGCTGCTGAAAAAGCAGACCCTGAAACTAGAAACAAAATAGCTGAAATAGTAAATCATTCTACAGGAACAACAAATGTTACTCCTCCTTCATTTACCTCAACAGTATTTTTTGCTCCTAAATTAGAAATATCAAGATGGCAAAGAATTATAACAGACCCAGCAAAAGCTTCTAGTACTTTTTTAAATTGGGAAAAATCATCTCCTTCAGACAAGGCAGCAGCTAAATTAGTTGCATCTAAAAATGGGGAGATAATGGCTGTTTATGCTGGTATGTTATTAGGTAATGCTGCCTTAAATAATATGGTTGACAAAAAACATAAAGTTAATTTAACTGACCCTACACAATCAGATTGGTTAAAGTTTAAGGCAGGTGGGGCTACAATAGATGCTACAGGTGGTATACTTTCTACAATGCGTTTTATATATTCATTAGCTAAGGTAGCGTATGATGGATATGAAGGAAAGAAAAAAGATTTAAGACAAAAACCGGGTGAAAAAGCTACACAATTAGTATCAACTCAGCTTAGATATAAATTAGCTCCTTTTTCAAGTACTATGGTAGACTTTTATTCTGGTACTGATGCTATGGGTAGGCCATTGCCTGGCTCCAAAGTTAAGCCAAGAAAAGGAGAAGAAAAGTATACTGTAGGTAGTTATTTATTACAACAACAAACTCCTATACCGATTTCTGAAGGATTAAGAGCTACTATACAAGGTATGAAAGAAAAAGGTATGTCTAATGTTCAAATTAAGACTGTAATGTATGGTATTATGGTTGGAGGTATATCTGGTTTTACAGGTGCTAAAATAGGAGAAGAACCAAAGAAAAAGAAAAGATAATTTGGTAGTTTAAAATAAATTACTATTTTTGTATAGCAAATCCGATAAGGTAGAGAGAGTATCATATCGGGTTTTTACCCTGCTCCCTTAAAAAAGGAGTCTGCTAAAGACCCATCAACTCTCTCTTGGTGGGTTTTTTATTGGATGTAGTCAAAGCAATATGGCTACTGCAACTATAAGTTAGTTACACTAATGGAGGTACAAGCATAAGGTCTAACTATCCGATATTCTACTTTTAAATGAATGGTATAGCTTCACGACTTGCAGTAACCATTCAGCCTCACTTAACGAAGAGTTCACGCCTATTGGTTAGACGGTAAGATAATAAGTCAGTTCTCTATAGGGGGCAGGGGGCTGACTTACCATTTTACTTACCTTCTTTCTCTAGTTACAACCTTTGGTTAGGTGGATATTTTATAACACATTAAAAATCAATATATTATGGAACAAACAGATTATACATATGCAGATACATGGATTAGACGAGAGTCTAATATGATTCACAATACTTATAAAGAATATCTTGCAAGTGATTGGTGGAAGAAAATAAAAGCAAGAGCACAAAGAAGAAGTAGAATATATAGCAGATGTAACTTTTGTTGTTCTAAAGAAAACATTGACCTACATCACACTACATACAAACATATAAATACAAAAAATGAATTGTGTGTAATAGTTGCATTATGCAGAAATTGTCATAAAGAAGTACATGAAACAGCAAAAGAGTTAAATATTTCAGTACAGATTGCTACAAAGCTAGTTAGAAAGAAGTATTCTCATTACCATGTGTAGCTAATTTATACTCGCTATTTTTTGTTATATTTGTACAAAATAGTTATATGTCGTTTACAGCAAGTTTTACTGTCAGCCAAAGCGTAACAGGAACATCCTTAACAATTAATGATACCTCTAGTTATAGTTCAGAAACAAAGAGTTCATTTAGCTCTAGAAGAATTTATTTATATAAGGTTGATGGAACAACTGTTAAATACCCATCAGGAAGTACAACAGATTACATAGATTTTAGTTTTGCTGGTTATCCAAGTGATTCTATTACTATCACGGGTTTTACCCAAGATTTATCCTTAAGAACTGATTTATTATTAACCCCTATCTCTCCTGTTGGAGGAAGTACCTATTTAAAAGAGAGTATTGTAACCATGGTAGGTTTTACTAATAATCAAATATACTCAGCCTGTCAAATACTTGCTAACAATCCTGCTAGACAGAATGATGTGGTGTTTACAAGCAATCTATTAACCTTAAATAGGGAGAAGAATATAGCAATAAATGCTGGCACCTATAGTGACCAATTTTCTTCTCAATCAGCCTTGAATAGGGCAAACAACATTATACTTACCTCTAATATTAGATTCTAATGTATACCAACGCACAGGTTACGGCAATACTTCAGTATTCAAATATATCCTTGTATTTGGGGGGGCAGGAGCTTGCCCAAGAAAGGTATTATACCTGGGTAAATGAAAATTCAGAGTTGAATATGATACAGGTATTTACTGAAAGTGTTACAACCAATCAGCCTTATTATTTAGGTACCAATGGGTTTGATTTAACGGTAAATTATTTAAATAGTTTAATAGGAAGGTGGAAACAAAGAGCAATAGAGGTTTCTGGTAATACCCAGGGGGTTATTGCTGGTCAACCATCAACAAGTGTTTTAGTACCCTCTACTGTTTTAAGGTTAACCTATACTGCAACTGGTGGAGAGACCTCGGTAACCTTTAGTGGTGGAATAGGAAGAACCTTATATGATTTAACAAGAGGTGGTATTGATATACAAAATATTTTAACATACGGAACTCCAACTAGCGGTAGTAATGATGTGTTATGGGTTAGTTCAACTGGTGTTGTAACCTTTGGTAGAGCATTATCAGTTGGGGAGTTTGTAGCAATATATCTACAATAATATGAGCCAACAAGGATTTTTTACAGGCGATGTCAAGATAAGAAATGAGAATGGGGTATTGGTGGCTAACAATGGTATTGTTACTGCCACAAGTGGGATTACAAGCGGAACCTCAGGCTCTTCTGGAACCTCTGGTAGTTCTGGTAGTTCTGGTAATGCGGGCACCTCAGGAAGAAAGATAGATACCTTTATATCTGTTGCAGGTAGAACGGTATTTACCCCATCATTAGGATATGCAATTGGATTAATAGATGTTTTTGTAAACGGGGTTAAATTATCAACCTCTGATTTTACTGCCACAGACAATGTAAATGTTGTTTTAAATACCCCTGTTCAAGCGGGGGATATTGTTGAGTTGGATAATTTTATTTCATTTTTTGTTCCATATTCGGGAACCAATGGTACCTCTGGTACAACTGGAACTAGCGGAACAACAGGAACAAGTGGTACAAGTGGATTTAGTGGTAATTTATATTTCTCCTTATCAAGTAGTTCTTTCACCTTGGGTAGTGCTGGTTCTATAACTGTTGTACCTAATTTATCCTATAGCCCTTCTCAATCAATAGTAATTTCTCATGACAATACAAACTATCAGCAATGTGAGGTAACAAGTTATAACTCTACTACAGGGTTATTAACCTTTGGGGTACCTAATTTAACTATTGGTAGTGGCACCTATACAAGTTGGTCTGTTAACCTAAGCGGTAAGGCAGGCTCAAGCGGAACGACAGGGACAAGTGGAAGTTCAGGTTCAAGTGGTAGTTCATCATCAAGTGGAACCTCTGGAACGACTGGTACATCTGGTACCACAGGTACTAGCGGAAGTAGTGGAACAACCGGGACTTCTGGTTCAAGCGGCTCTTCTTCTTCAAGTGGTACGTCTGGTACTACGGGAACAAGTGGTACCACGGGTACAAGTGGAACGACAGGTACCTCGGGTTCTAGTGGGTCAAGCGGTTCATCTTCAAGTTCAGGAACAAGCGGCACCACGGGTACCTCAGGGACAAGTGGTTCATCGGGTACATCCGGTACAACTGGTACATCAGGTACAAGTGGAACCACAGGAACAAGCGGTACAACCGGAACAAGCGGTACCACGGGTACAAGTGGAAGTTCAGGTAGTTCAGGAACAAGTGGTACTACAGGGACATCTGGAACAGCTGGTACATCAGGACTTAGTGGTATAAGTGCAGGTCAAATATATTATTTAAACCAATCTGTACTAACAAATACAAACTTTGGTTCTCCTACCTATAAGCAGATGTCAACTATAACCTCTGGTGCAGCTGAACAAACTTTAGCAGTTTCAGTTGGTGGTGGGGTAAGTGGGTATATATGGGATACATTTGCTACAAATAGTAATATCCCTAATTTAACACAATTATCTGCGGGTATTTGGGGATTTAATATAAACGTATTATGTAATTCATCTCATGCCTCAAGTATTTCAGTATATGCAAAATTATATAAATATACCACAGGAGGTGTTTCTACATTAATTGTTACCTCTGGGGCAGTTCCTTTAATACAAAATTCAACTATTACATCTTATTATTTTGATACATTTGTTCCAACAACCTCAATGAATGCAACAGATAGATTGTATGTTGTTTTATTGTCTAACAACACAAGTGGTGGTTCTGATACATTCACATTTTATACAGAAGGAACAGCTAATTATTCATATATAACAACCTCCTTAAATGCTCCTTCGGGTACAAGTGGAACTAGCGGAGTTAATGGTACCTCTGGTAGCTCAGGCTCTAGCGGTTCTTCTTCAAGTTCAGGTACTAGCGGTAGTAGTGGACTAAGCGGAAGTAGTGGTACCTCTGCTACCTCAGGCACAACTGGTACAAGTGGTACAACAGGCACCTCAGGTTCAAGCGGAACAACAGGTACATCCGGCACCACGGGCACCTCAGGTTCAAGCGGTACGTCTGCAACAAATGGTTCAGGTGGTACAAGTGGTACTTCTGCAACATCAGGAACAAGTGGAACAAGTGGAATTAATGGTACATCAGGTACTTCAGGAATTAATGGTACATCAGGTTCTAGCGGAACAACGGGTACCTCAGGAACAACAGGTACCTCAGGCAGTAGTGGTGTAAATGGTACAAGCGGAACCACAGGCACTAGCGGTAGTTCTGGTACTACTGGAACTAGTGGAAGTTCAGGCACCACAGGAACATCAGGAACCTCTGGCAATACGGGCACAAGTGGAACCTCTGGAACCAATGCTGTATTTAGTGGAACCTTAAATGCAATACCAGTATTTACGGGTACGGGTACAACAATAGGTAATAGTATATTAACACAAAGTAGTAGCTATATAAATTTTACAAATAATTATTATTCATATCATTCAGCTAGATTTGGAACCTATGCGGGTAATATATTATTTAATTTAGGTACAGGTTCAAACTTTGTTTTAGCTGAAACTGCCTCTAACGTTTATACCATAGGAACGGCAGCGGCGGGTGCAACTCCATCTAACGTTCTTACAATAAATACAAGTACGGGTAATATAGGTATTAATACAAGTCCTGATGCCTCAATAAAATTTTATGTTTCAGGAACCTCAAACTTTAGCGGTAATGCGGTATTTGGTGGTACATTAGGGAATGGGACATATACATACACCCTACCAAGTGCAACAGGTACTTTAGCTTTGACAAGTAATATTCCCTCAAACATAGTAACAGGTTCAGGTACCCAAAACTACTATACCAAATGGAACAATGCAGGAGGAACCACCATAGGCAATAGCTTAATATGGGATAATGGTACTAATGTTGGAATTGGTAATCAAAACACTCTCTATACATTAGATGTTACAGGTACAGGGAGGTTTAGTGGAGATGTTGTTAATAAAGGAACTACTTATTTTGGTGCATCAAGTGGTGGAGATATATTTGT